GTAGAAGTTCCTGTAACTTCACTAGCAACAGATACAGAAGTTACAGTCCCACCATTAGGGCCTGTACCGCCAACTGTATATTGTTGATCGTATGCTAGACTATAAGAGGAAAAGCAACATAGCAATACTACCGATGCCAATGCTCCAAGTAGTTTTCTTGTTGTTCCACTCTTTTTCAGTTTCTTCAAGTTCATTTGTTTTTAACCATTCTTCGTAATCAGGACGTTTTTCTGGATTCTCTGCCCATGCCTTCGCCGCATCAATTCCAATTTTACCTTTGTAAGGACAAGGTGTGCCAGCCATTTCCATAGCATTAAATACTCTTGCGTCTTGGCATAGTAAACTTACTGCCGCGACCTTCATGCCCATACCATATAATGATCTTGATAGTTTTAGTCTTTCACAATTTAAATCTCTGATAGTAGTTCCGCCTGCTATACCAAACACTTGAGTTTGTATTGCGGCACTTGTGCCTGTAGAACAAACATCTTGATTGTTTATCATTACGTTAGGTGCTGAAGCCGTAGGAGGGGTTCTATCTACAGTAGTAGTTCCTGTAACAGTGGATGTTACAGTATTTTCTGCTATTGCAGTTGATGTAAAAAGAAGCAACGTCATTAAGACAATTGCGAATTTCGTAATACTCATGCCCTCAAATCCCTCGCTTTCCTGGTAGAGTTGTGCCCAACTTTTATTCTTATTATGTTATATAAGTATTTATCTGTATGGTAAAATATTGTTGATATATTAAAAATAGTTAAATGCTACTATAATTATTTGTCAGGACAACCACTGCAGGTATGTTGATTAAGTATTCTAAACATTGTATATTCGTGTACAACAAAATAATCTGCGGCTCGAGCCAATGGACAAGTTGTAAACATCCAATGTTGTTTTTGCTCAGGGCGAGGATGAGCACAGGATGGTGCATGATTTTCAGCTACGATAGGATGTGCAAAAACAATATCAGCAAACCCATCGCCATTAACATCATAATAAACAGTTACGTTCCTTGGTACTTCATTAATTTCCCACCTGAATATAAATTTAGGAGAAGGTTCTTTTATGTATGGGTGTGGACCAAACCATTCAGCCCAGTATTCATTAGTTGTACCTTTCTTAGGTACATCCATACCAGGACCTTCTTTAAGATCGGCGGCAGTTGCCTTCGTAACTAACATTGAAGCAAAAAAAAGACCAACTATCACAAGGATACCAGTCAAGACTAACTTGAGTTTTAGACGACTCATATCGTCCTCTCCGATTATAAGGGATAATCTATATTACTACTATATGTAGCATCGTCGACATGATAGTCAACTATTATACTTATCAATAAAATTGCTAAACCTAAACCGATAATAAACCACAATGCAGGGTCATTTTTTAAAAGATATACAAGAACTTCAACGCCATTCCAACTTGGATCTACTTCAACCATGCAACCCTTCGACCTTCTTTGATTCTAAGATCGTGTTCAGCTTTCGTTGGTGGGTAACGCCATGCCCATATAGCCACGCCAGCCATAAAGGCTCCTGTCCATAAAAGCATATTCATATTATGAGTTATATGAAATGTAACAGCTAATGTTGATGCCATTACAATTATCATTCCTATCTTAGCTTTGGTTGGGAAAACTCTATGATGATTCCAATTAGTTAAGAATTCACCGAACCATGGATGATTATATAACCACGCCTCCATTTTTGGAGAGCTTTTAGCAAATGCCCAAGCGGCGATTACTAAAAATATAGAAAATGGTATTCCAGGAACAACAAATCCTATGTATGCCATTCCTACACAAAGAAGACCTAATGCTTGATAAAGATATTTTTTAATATTCATAGTTCTCACCTATAGTTTTAAGAGCGTCAACTAAATTATGCATCATTGCATCAGTATGATATGGAGTCGGAGCAAAACGTAAACGTTCAGTACCTACTGCAACAGTAGGATAGTTAATTGCTTGACAATAAATTCCGTAATCGTTTATTAAATCGTCACTCAATTGTTTAGTCTTTTTAGCATCGCCAATTAGTACTGGAACAATATGAGTTTCATTTTCCATAATGTTTAAACCTGCTTCAGTTAACAATGTTTTTAGTCGTTGTGCTCTTTCTTGATGTTTAATACGTAATTCATTATTCGCCCTAAGATATTTAATACTAGCTAAAGCGCCAGCACAAACTACAGGTGATAATGCGGTTGTAAAAATAAAGCCTGAAGCAATAGAACGAATAGCATCAATGACATCATTGTGTCCTACTATGTATCCGCCCTGTACACCAAAGGCTTTACCTAACGTGCCATTTAGTATATCAATTCTATCCTGTGATCCTTGCTTTGCTGACCAACCAGCACCTGTTTCACCATACAGGCCAACGGCGTGGACTTCATCAAGATACGTTATGGCATTATACTTTTCGGCTAGGTCAACGATATCATTTAACTTACTAGTGTATCCATCCATGCTATACACGGATTCGAAAACCACACAAGGTGTGCCTTCGACAGTTTTCAGTACGTTTTCTAATTGCTCCAGATCATTGTGCTGAAAAATATGTTTCTTAGCACCACTGTGTCGTATTCCTTGTATTAAGGAAGCGTGATTTTTAGAATCACTTACGAACTCAATGTCGGGAATAATTCGTTTAAGAGCAATTAATGTCCATTCATTTGCAACATAAGCCGATGTATAGAGCAGAGCAGACTCCTTGCTATGCAGAGAAGCTAACTCGTGCTCTAAAGCAACATGATAATGAGTTGTTCCCGCAATATTGCGAGTTCCTCCTGCTCCAGCACCAACTTGGTCGAGTGCAGTACGCATAGAGTCTAAGACAACTGGATGCTGTCCCATTCCGAGATAATCATTGGAGCACCAATTGACAATATTTTTTATATTATATTTGCCATACCAAATAGCGTTGGGATACTCTCCGCAAGTGCGAAGGATATCGTTAAAGACGCGGTAGTTACCGTTATCTTTAAGCTCTTGGATCGTCTCCTGAAATGGTACCAGGTTTATCATGTCTACTCTTATTTATGTGCGTAGTTTTATTAGAATGTTTTTTTGGTGGTTTGCCTATGTAAGTAACAAAACAACCTCCCATAGATCCAGCACCTGGGGGTGGGTAATGTATAATATAGCCTTCTTCAGCCATCTTTCTGTCGAATTCAGTCAACGAGTCTAAAAATTTACCGATATTTTTAAACATTTTCTTAAACATATAAAAGTATATAGCAAAAAAAGATTAACCCCTAGGACCGAATTCGATACTAGGGGCTCGCTATCTAAAATCCTTTATATACGGGCTATGCCACGCTTTATCATATTATACTTCTTGTTAAGTGAAATCCATTGTTAATACTCGTTTATGTAAGAATGCGTGTGACGTAACGCTTATGTTTAGTGACTACTATAACACACTCATACTTATCAGGTCAAGAGAATATCGTGCTAAAAGTGGTTTAAAATGTTCAATTAGTGCTTTTTGGAGCGACCCATGTAGTGTTGAGATGGTTCATAGTTCCATCTTCTGCCCTTATGGCCACGCAACTCAGCGTACCACATTCGCAGTCTGCAAATTAGTCTTTTTACTTTGTATGCCACCGAAATATCCTATAGCGATTATTGTTAAACTAATGCTTAAGGAATAGCAATACCCTAGTCTCTTCCAGTGTCACCTAAATTTAATGTGGAAAGGGTTCCGCACACCTATTTATATTGAATGAGAAAAAACTTGACATTACTGAAGAAGTATGTAATAATTAGATAAAATTCAGGAGAACTTATGGATCTTACTTTACTCTATATGTGCGTGGGATTTATCCTTGCGGCTTACTCTGTTGTAGCTAATGATAGTGTACAAACCCTTGGGCCGTGGATAGCTTGTAACTCAGACCACCCAGATAATACTGAGCCAGGGTTTCATTGGCGAACACTTTGGTTATCAGCAACGGCAGTCTTACTGTTTACATTATGGTATGGCTGGTATGTTAATGGAGGAGATATATCCTTTGGACGCTTAAATCAAATACCATTCCAAGAAGTCCGATGGTATCATGCTACTGCTCCACTTGTACTTTTATTATTAACACGAGTTGGCGTACCAGTTTCAACAAGTTTCTTAGTCCTGTCTGCATTTGCTAGTACATTTGTATTAGAAAAGATGTTAGTCAAATCTATTATAGGCTATGCGTTGGCGGCAATCGTGGCTTACTCCATATGGTTGATAGTTGAACGTGTCATAGATGAGAAAGCAGATAAGGTTCCTGAAACACATAAAATTTATTGGCGTGTTGGTAGTTGGGCCACTACAGCATTCTTATGGTACACTTGGTTATCACACGACATGGCCAATATTGCTGTATTCCTTCCTAGAGCATTGTCCGTTGAATGGATGCTTTTTATATCTGTTGTGTTTATAGTATTCTTAGGATATACATTTTATGAGCGTGGAGGAAAGATTCAACATATTGTTTTAGAAAAGACAGGTACTAGATATGTACGTTCAGCAACATTAATTAATCTAGTCTATGCATTTATATTAATGTTCTTTAGAGAGTATAATGATATACCAATGAGTACTACTTGGGTCTTTGTTGGATTGTTATGTGGACGTGAACTTGCTATCTCAACACTTATGGAAAACTATAAGTTTAAGTATGTGTTTCCAATAATTGGAAGAGACTTCTTAAAAATGATGTTAGGATTAATTGTATCAGTTGGTATTGTCTTAACAATCCATTATGTAATAATACCAAACAATTTACATTAATATGAAAGACGTATTTGGTAGAGAGTGGGAACTAGTTACATTAAAAGACAAGAAATGGAGCCTTATGAGTGATTGGGAAAAACTAAGAGACTGTGTTATTGGTATTTGTTCAATTATAGGAATAATCTTTTTGATGGGCGTCTTAGCTAAACTTTAATAACGGTCATACATACTCGCATAATTATCAACAAAGGTCGGCTGGTGAGTTTCTTCGCCATCTCTTAACTTCTTTATATGCTTAATATATTCTTTAGGATTATGATCAGAAACAGAATCAAACTTTAAGTTTTGTATGCCCTTAATGATCCCACGCCATACATCTTTAGTTCGTTGCCATCCATCAATATTTCGTAAGTTACCCCAGTGATTAAAGTACATACATACTCCGTGATGTCTATAACCCATAAAATAAAAAGGTACTCTAGTTACTATATCTGAATTATTAACCCAACGATAGTGTATCATTGGAAAGTTATTAATATAACTTGGCCAACCTACTCTCGGTGATCCAAATGTATGCAGGGCAACTGGAGATTTAATTATTTGATCACCATTACAACGGCTTGCAATTATTGTTGCCATTGCCGCTCCTAACGAATGTCCAATAAAATAAAGATGTCGTGTCTTTTGTTCTCTAACAATATCTTCTTTAATCTTATCCCATAGCTTGTCAACTTCGCCCTTAAAGCCACTATGTACTCGCCCTACAGTTTCAGATACAATCGGCCATGACCTAGCATCTGCTTTAATATCATTAAATTGTTTAGGTTGAGTTCCACGACAAGCAAAAACCATATCGTGCTTATTCATAAAGCGATATGCTTCTGCACCATTAATATTATAATATTCTACTGTAGTGAAGCCTAACTTCTTTGCTAATCGTGTTGCGTGATATTCAGTAAAATAAGCAACCCTGCTTAACTCTGCAAAGAGTAAAGCCTGATCGTGAAAAGGTAAGTCTTTAATTTTTGTTTTAAGTTTTGCACTAAACATTACTACTCCGTTATAGTAGTATTTATTTAATTAGTACGTTTTTCTTTTGCCGCGTCCATCAATTCTTCAACCAGCTTTTCTAACTGATTAAGTCGCATATTTTGTTCTGCGTCATCAGGTAAAGCACCTAGCTCACCCCTTGGCCATTTGACTCTGAACTCACTGTTCAGATCCACATGGACACCTTGCATTGTTAAATTATGTTCTAAGAAAGATATTCTACCTGTTACGTTAAAGTAACCAGTTACAGCAAAGCCTACAGCTACTATGATTGCAATTAAGTTACGTAAAGGAATAGAAATCATTGACTGATCGCTAAATTCGTGTCTATCTTTATCCTTGTCCTTCATATATATCCTCAGTTAGATAATATATTTAGATGTTGAGAGAGGTGAATTAAGCGATTATTTAATTATGGGCAACCCCAATCAGGTCGTCCTGTAATCTCAGGCATAGTTTCTGGATATGTTACTTCGCTATCGCTGTAGCTTTTAATTTCTAAAATATTACAATGGGGATCTTTAATGAAGAACGTTTCTTGTTCAAGCATCTTGCCCTCAAATCGTATAAAAGGTTTAAGAAGATATCCAATCTTATTTTCTTCTATACGGCTTTTCATATCATTATAGTCTTTACGACTTAGATGCACCCCAAAGTGCGGAACCATTACATCGTTCATAGTATCTACATGATGTGCTTCAAATTTAGGTTTGTTAGTTGGGTCACTTGCGTGAAGGGTTAATTCGTTACCGAAGAAGTTAATGTCAATCCAATTAGGAAGTTCTTTATCTGCTGATTCACATCCTAACATATCAACATAAAACTTTAAGGCAGAATCTATGTCCCCCACTTCAAGTGCTAAATGAAATGTCGAACTCATCTTATGCTCCTAGAAAAGAACTTTTTACTAGGTTTCTATCTAGATGCTATGTATATTTAGCTTGGGAGTGGAGTTCCAGGGCGGAATCGAACCACCGTACAAGGATTTGCAGTCCTCTACATAACCACTCTGTCACTGGAACCTGGCAGAAGAGCAAGGAATCGAACCCTGTCTTTCAGGTTTGGAATCTGACGTGCAACCATTAACACTTCTCCCCTAAATGGAGCGGAGTGTCGGAATCGAACCGACAGCATCAGCTTGGAAGGCTGAGGTATTACCACTATACGAACCCCGCATTATCTTATTATATGTTCAGTTGAGTGAAATGTCAAGTCTCTTGTCTGTAATTTATTTACGCAAAACTCACTAAATACAAGTATAGGAAACCGAAGCCATGAAAAAACGCACACGATCAATATTGGAAGAGCTGAATAGCATACATCGGACTACCGATAATGATGCTTTAATACAGTCTACAGGGCATAATTTAATAGAAAGTTCTATTAATTTACTGAATAGGATTACTGAAAGCTATGACCCTACTACAGCTTCTGAATTGGAAAGACGCTTTATTAACAGCATACGAAGTGGAGATCCACGTAAATTTAAACGAGGTATTGATAGGATTGTAGAATCCAAAAGGACTAGTGATGATTCTTAATGAGGGTGGAAACATATTCAAAAACGCCGAAGGCGAACCAGCTACACAACGTATTAATAAAGCTGATGTTAAACCTACGCTATCTTGGCTAGAAAAAATAACTAAACTAGATCATAGAGGCCATATGCTAGGTAGTACTGGTGTTAAAGATACTAGTGGTGACTTAGATGTTGCTATTGATAAAGAAAAAGTTAATAAAGATGAGTTAGTAGCATTACTTGGTGCTTGGGTTAATAAAAACTATCCTGGTGAAGACTTAAAACAATGGGTAAAGAAATCAGGCATATCAGTACATTTTAAAACTCCTATTAACGGTAATCCTAAGAACGGCTTTGTCCAAACTGACTTAATGTTTGGTGACCAAAAGTTTATGAAATTTGCTTTAGGTGGTATGGATGCAAAGAGCAACTTTAAAGGACAGCACCGTATGATTATGATCGCCTCACTTGCAAAAGCACAAGGGTACAAGTGGAGCCCCGGAAATGGATTAGTAGATAGACTAACCAACGAACCGTTAAAGAAAGCTAAAGACCCAGAATTTATTGCTAAAACTTTGATGGGTCCAACAGCATCAGCTAAAGACTTACAAAGTGTTGAATCAATTAACAACAAAATTAAAGCAGATCCTAACTACGAGAACCTAGTAGCAGATGCTAAAGAATGGTTTGAGAAGGACGGACTAGAGCTACCCTAATGCGATTCTTTGAATTCAAACAACAACTACAAGAAGTAGAAGCTCGTATCCAACACGCAGAAGATGTCATCTTCTGGGAAGGAAGTGCTGGAGCCAAACGTGCCTTACAGGCATTGGCTAATATGGCCAAAGGTGGACACAAAGACGTTACAATTAAATGGGACGGATCACCAGCAGTAATATTTGGACGTGATGAAAAAGGTAAGTTTGTCTTTACAGATAAGTCAGGCTTTGGTGCAAAAGGTTACGCTGGCAAAACACAGAGTGGCGACGACTTAGAAAATATGTTATTAACTAGAGGCAAAGGTGGTGACAAGTCAGATAGTTATAAAGCATTTGCGGCTAACATGAAAGACGTGTTTGATGAATATGAAAAAGCTGTACCTAAAAAACATAGAGGATATTTTAAAGGAGACTTATTATATTTTAATAAGCCAGACCTAGTAAGTGGAGCATATAGATTTAAACCTAACCTAGTACAATATACTGTTCAAGCAGACAGCGACTTAGGTAAACGTATAGCTAAAAGTAAATCAGGAATTGTTATTCATAGAGTTGTAGGTCCAGATGGAACGGAAGGTCCGTTATCGCACGATGACTATAGCTTTGAAGGGCATGAAGTATTAATATTACCACCAGTAACTACACAAGAAGCACCACAAGTAGACACAACAAGTATTAAAAATTTAAGTGGCATTATTAATAAAAATGGCGCGGCCATTGATGCATTATTAAATAAAAGTACATTACAAAATATGAAAGTAAGTGATTTCTCTAACATACTATATACGTATACAAATAGATGTGTAGATGATAATTGTTTAACTAATTTAGGCAAAGACTTTGTACAATGGTTAAGTGGTAGCAAAGTTAGTAGAATAAAACAAGGCAAGATAATTGAATATATAAAACAAAACATGAAGGGCATGAATGCCCTTTGGCAAACTGTATCAGGTATTATGCGAGTTAAAGATGATATCATTGGACAGTTGGAACAACAACCTGCTGATGTAAAAGCATCAATAGGTAATAAGCCAGGTGGAGAAGGTTATGTATTAGCTCATCCAGGTGGCGACATGAAACTAGTTAACCGCGGTAATTTTAGTGCGGCTAATAGAGCAATTAAACGTGAAGGAAAAACTATGAAAGCAAAAGAATTTGTTAAAGAAGCCGGGGACTTTGATCCAGGTGAAATTGACTTTATGCAAAAAAGAGATGTTGATCCTGCAGACGTTGACGATGGTGGAATCGGACCTGGATTTAAAAACGATACTATATTTGACCAGTTAGGTAAAATTTTAGACTCGCAAGGTAATCCAGTTGAACGAGATACTGTTGAAACGGATGATGGTAAAAAGTTTAAAGTTACAGTACCACAAGCCAAAACATTAAGAATGATGGCTACTACTGATAAAGTTAAACCAGACGTCAGAGTAAAATTTACAAAGTCTATACAAAATTCAGCAGGATTGGCACCATTTCTATCTACAAGCGATCCAAAAGAAATGATAGATATATATGCTAGTAAATATATGAATGCGTAGAGTATTATGAAACTAGACTTTTTAGAAGAAATTCATGAAGCGAGGATGACTCGTAATTCAACGGACAATCGTAAGTTAACTTATACTGATTGCCGTGAACGTCTCTATCTGTCTCTTTTAATACTTGAACTGTTAAGACAGTATCCGGCTTTTAGAGGTACAGCTAATGGCTATGCTAAAAAGACTGTAGATAATCAAAACTATAAGCATTTCCGTATACATGGTACAGACTTATACAATTTATTATACTTTGTTGCTGGTCCTGACGAAGCAGTTAATAAATTAAAAGATCCAGCATCAGCATTAAAACTTAGACAAACAACATCATTACCACTTATGGCCTTAAATGGTTGGCTTCATAAAGTGGCAACTGGATTTACAGGATCTAATTCAGAACTGTTTATTAGAATAGAAAATGCATTACGCATACCTTCCGAATACAAATCAATTAGACGCCACCTTGTTAACTATGGTAGTGCCGGTACACGTGATAGAAAGAAAATAACAACACAATTATTATATGCCTCTAGAGCTAAATTAAGAAACAGTGATTTAATTCCACACTTAGAACAAGTAGCATCACAAAGAGATTTAGAAACATCATTAGTTAAAGATCATGAACCTACAGTTAGTGTTCCTGATACAACACCTACAACAGGTAAAGACTTAATGTATTATAGATATGTTGTAGGCCCACGTAATTTAGTAGGTACTAAAAAGTTTTTAGACGCGGCAAAACTAGGAAGAAGTGTTCCTTCCCCATTCATTCAGGCTTACTTTCCTGCTGTTAAAATGCTAGATGATATAGTAACAGCTGGCCCAGGGTACATCATGATGTTGAAAAATCTTCAAAAACGTGCCTTAATGAGTAAAAAATAACCAAATTATATAAATATATACAACTAGGATACAAGAGAAACGTATCTTAAGTCATTAGAGAACATAGGAGAAATAAAATGGCTGGAGTAGCAAGAACAAACGGAATAGGTCACGCACACGAGACCTTATATTCAACAGCAAACTTAGGATTTTACACAATTAATGTAGGTTCTAATTTAGCATCTGAAGGCGGAATTGGTAAGGCACTTGAAGCAGTAGCTCAAGCGATTAACCCACTAGCTTTTGATTCAGAAGGAACATCAGGATTAGTTAACGTTGTAGTTGACGATTCACAATGGGACGCTGATTCATTAGACGCCGTAATTCAAAACCTAGGTACAGCAGTAGGATCAGGAAACTATAACGCTTCTGCATCTGCGGCAACCAAAGGTGGACAATTTATAGTATCTGCGTAATTATTTAATTACACTTTACTATTAACACAATACGAAAAAGGGTTCAGTTTTTACTGGACCCTTTTTTTATGGCCGATAAGTATATTAGCTATGGACTCTTTTGAAATAAAAACATTAATTGATATTACCCAAACTGGCCAATCTAAATTTAAAAGCAAAGATAGATTATTAATTAATCAGCAGGCTAATTGGAATACATTCTTACAGGTATTAAGTATGCGAGTTAATCCCTTATTTGAAAATGCTCCTACAGTTAGTAAAGCCGACGTTGAAGGACTTGGTTTTGGTAAAGACTATGAAGGTAAACATAATGTATGGACATTTACCTTTGAAACTGAAAGGGAATTAGCACTTTCAGAAGAGTTGTTGGCAACTGATTTTGATCTGGTTCCAGTTGTAACCAGCCTTACAGAAACTATACTAAATAATAATGACGCCTTTAGAACTAGAGACTCTACGGCGCAAAATATTGTGTTTAAGTTAGCAGATAAAGAAGAACTGGCACAATGATAAATATTAACGTGGACAGATAAGTTGTTAGATTCTTACTGTACACCAGGCACTTAAAAAGAGCATTAAGGCGATTAACCCAGTTAGGCCCCTTCCACGATATAAAGGAATGGAGAGATAATTATGGCAAAGAGTGCCATTGTAAAAAGTGATGTAGAAAAAGATAACCTTGAGGCCCATGTGGCTTTATGCCATCAACGGTATGAGGTTCTGGAACGTCGCTTATCAGCTATAGAAGTCAAAGTCGAGCATATACACTCCGACATCATCCACGGTAACAAATCAATGATGAAAGTAATTATAGGTGCCACAGGTACTATAATTGCAGGTTTACTTTCTACCCTTGTTGTGTTACTAATGAATTTTAACTAATCCCCTTACAAAACTTATAAATACACGTATGCTACTACGTGAGATCTATAAACCTCTAGAAGAGAAACAAATTTGGGGCCGACGCGGTAAGCAAGTGGTTCGAAAGTTCCGCTGTACTGTAGGTCGCCGACGTGGTAGAATTGTGGCTAAAATAGCACAATGTTTTGCCGCCCCTAATATGAAGGCTAGGATTACAATGAAACGTACTAGAGCTAGGGTAGGCGCTAAAATGATGCGTAAAAGACGTAAGACTATGCGTACAAACCCAGCATCCAAACGAGTACAAGCATTAAACAAAGCTTCTAGATCAACTAATACAAAAACAAGTGCAGGTATGAAGCCGTTTACACCTAAGAAGCCTAAGAAGACGAGAAAATAATGCGTATAGCTGACATAGTTCCAGAAGTTTTAACAGAAGGTGTTGTACAAATCTGGGGTAGAAAAAAAGGTAAAATTGTTAAAAAGTACAGATGTACTACGGGCTCTAGAAAAAGTAGGATTGTTTCTAAACCTGAAACTTGTAATGCTCCTAAAAGAATTGGAAGTATGATATCAATGAAAAAAGCTAGACGGCAACGTTCAGCAGTATCACAAGTTAAAAGTAGCAGAACAAAAAGAGCAGGTGCGGCTTCACAGAGAATAGCAAAAGCTAACATAGGCAGAAGTCAAAAGAGATATGACAAAGCATCACAAAGAAGAAAGAGTACTACTTCAAAAGGTAGTAGAAAAATTCCTAAAAGAAACGTTTCAAAGACTTTAACTAAAGCATTCAAGCCTAAAAGATTAAAGTCAAAAAGGATTAAATAGAGTTATGCGATTTAATGAATTCAAACATCCAGTAAAAGAAGAAGAAATTACTGAAATAATTCCTGCAATAGCGGCCATTGGTCGTGTGGGAGCTCAGATGGGTGGAGCAGTCGCAAAGGGCGTCGGAAAGATGGCAGGACAAGCTGTCAAGATGGGCTCGAAAGCCGCCAGCGTGGCAGGCAAAGTGGCCAAAGGCGCCGCAAAAACTATAGGTAAAGCACAAGACAAAGTTGCAGGAGCAGTTCTAAAAAAAGGCTCCGAACTATCAATGCCCTCTCAGGGTGGAAAAGAACAAGAATTTAGTATTCAAGACGTTAAGGGTGACATGGTTACGTTAGCAAATCCAAAAGCTAAACCAGGTGAACCCCAAGCATTTATATACAGTAAAAAAGAACTAGATCCAATTATTAAAGCAAAAGCAGATGCAATTGCTGGTAAAGGTAATGTGGATAAAGGTGGACAGGTTGTATAATGAAAATTAACGAATTAATAAGCGAATTCACAATTGCAATGAGTAATGAAGAAGCAAATGTTCTACAAAAAGTAGAACGTCATTCTCCATTACCATTAATAAGTTTCACTGAGAGAGACCAATTCGTTATTGAAGGGCTCATTCGAAAAGCTCTGGTAAGTAAAGTAGTCAATAACAACATGGTATTGGTAGTTGCTAATGAACCAGACTAAACTTGTTAAAGAATTAGATGATATTATGGAAGCTGGGCTTCAGGATATCTATTTTCCATATGCTAAAGGTAAAAGCATACGTCTTAAGAATACAGTTATTAGACAATCTAAACAGGGCTATTTGGTGTTTGATGTAAAGAACAGCAAACGTATAGCTGAAACATTTAGTAAACGTGGAGCAATTGCTTATGCTCATGCAATAGCTAAAAACAAACCAAATCGCTTAGATGAGATATTAGAATTGGATATGAAGTTAGGAAAACACTATATGGACAGCTTATTTGCTAAAAATACTATCGAAAAAAGCAAAGATGACGCTAGAACAGACTCTGCAATGGTACGTTTTGATATAGCGAAGGACCATACCTGGCATTATATTAGCCAACTAGACGAGTACATCTTTGACGATTGATGATAAATAACTATAACACTTAGGATGGGAACATACTGATATGAAAATAAATGAACTATCGAAACCATTAACAGCAAATGCGTTGAACGAAAGTCTAGGTAAAAACTTCGGGCAAAGGCTCCGATTGGAAGCCTTCACACTTTCCCAGTTGGAAGACGCACGAAATAGACTAAGAACTCAACTAGCAGATGTTGAAACTAATGAAAGTTTCGAAACTGTACATAACAGTGATGCCTATCAAAAGGGCAAATTGTTCTTAGACACTATCAACAAAGAAATTGACGAACGTGACGAATGGGTTACTGAAGCTGACAAAGACCCAGAAACAGGTTTTACGAAATGGCTTAAAGACAAAAAGGGCAAAGGCATAAGAGAACTTAAAGGTAACGAATATACTAAAATGTCAAAAGAATTTCAAGCACAGAAAAAAGAACCAGTTAAAGAAGGCGCAGAAGAGTCAGCCCAATTAACTATGGCCGCAAAGGACATGGTTGATAGAGTTACAGGTTGGATGGAAGATACAGCAGAAATGCAAACAGAATCTATGCTAGAACTAGGCGATTCTATACGTGACGAGTTAGGCAGTGAAATGAGCGAACAATTCATTAATACTGTAAAACCAGCACTAGAAAATTTATATGCAGTTTTTGAAACAACACGAGAAGCACTAACAGGTGGCGTAGCCATCATAACAGGCGAAGGTGGACCGGAAGTAATGCCAGGTGGCGAAGAAGGTGAAATGCCAGTAGATGATACAGGGATGGAACCAGTTGACGCAGAACCAGGCGCTGAAGGAGACATAGGTGCTGAAGCTCCAGTAGATGATGAATTCGGTGCAAGTGAACCAGCAACAGGCGGCGAAGAGGTTGCAGACAGAGAAAAACGTGAAAGTGTTGAACGATCACGCAGGCTCGGAAATATTTTAAGTAGCGAGGCTACTTCAAAAAAAAAGTCTTAGAAGGTAATTTTAAAAATCAATTAATCTCGGTTTTCCGAAATATGATAGGCGGTGCTGACAATAAAAATCAGCCTGCCTATCTTTCTTTTGACGCCATCAATAAAATTATGACTAACATAGGTCAAACACATTTTGACTATGAAGGATTCAAAGCTGTCTATGATGCCAATCCAGATTTACAAGTATACATTAAAAACTTTGATGATAAAGGTATTACATTAAATACCAAAGTTGAAGCACCATCAGACGCACAAATACCACAAGCCGATTCAAATGCTGACACAGTAGACCAAATGGCAAAACGTGCCACTGCTAACGCTCAGTAATTACTTGACATAAGCAAAAAACTGTTATATACTATATGCTATGAGCGAGTATAAATTCCTTCCCACTCTAATGTGGAAGTACAATTATGAGCCAGGATTTGATTTAAAACCTTTCAAAGAATGTTTGGATAGGACAGGAATCCAAGGCAATTACGAAGCCAATGGCGGCTTAACTACTGCTGGCAGAGGCGAAAACCCCCACGATTGGCCTAGTTTGGTTCCTTACTTAACTTGGTTACAGCCAAAAATAGAGATAGCATTAAACGAATGGCAAGTAAATTGGTCTCAATACTTTGTTACTAAAAGTTGGGTTAACACTCATCCAAAAGGTGGCTCAACTAGAACACACGATCATGGTTCAACTCATTTAGTAGTTTCAACATATATTAAACAACCTGAAAATGGTGGCAACGTTGAATTTGAAAACTTTATGCGTCGTGAATGGATGTCGTATATGCGAAGAGATGTTCCAGGAAATATGCACGACTACTATAGCGAAGTACCTATAAAAACTAATGATGTGCTTATATTCCCTGGTTGGATGTCGCACAGAGCTCAACCAAGTAAATCAGACGATGAAAGGTTAGTGTTTACACTAAATTATTTTGCACAATGAAAACAATTAAAACAACTCCAGACATAATTACAAAATATAATTACGAGCCAGGTTTTGATATTAAATCCTTTGAAGATCATATTTTTAAGTATGGTTCTAAACAAGGAGTTTCAGAAGCAGACGGCGGTATTACTACAGCAGGTGGAGGTGGCGATCCACATAATTGGCCTTCGTTAGTACCTTTCTTAGATTGGTTGCAACCTAAAGTAAAAGTTTGTTTAGAAGATTGGGATATCTTATATGATCATGTTTATGTTTCAATGAGTTGGGCTAACAAACATACACACGGAAGTTGGACCAAACCACACGAACACGGCGGCACCTCAGTTGTTGCATCAATTTATGTTAAACAACCTGAGCTTGGAGGCAATATTTTATTTGAAAGATTGCTAAGAGATAGATGGACATCTTATTCTAGAATATCTGGAGCAGTTCTTGGAGTCGATCGTGAAACAATACACGATTACTGGCAAGAAGTAACTGTAGAACAAAATGATGTAGTTTTATTTCCTGGATGGATAACACATAAAACACAACCTAATGCTAATGTAAGTGAAAATAGAATAGTCTTTACAATTAACTTTATAGCTGTAACATCATCAATACCAAAAGAAATAGAAACAACAACATATGGCGATGAGGAATTGGGTAGCTTTCGCGAGAGCCAAATAGAACATCCTGAACCCCCACGCCCACAATTAGAAGGAAACATGAACCTATGACGGACCTAGATAAAACAGTAGACTCAACAGACAGTACAGCAGATAAAGAAAAAACTGCGGCAGAAATTGAAGTTGCAATAGCAACTATTATAGAAGAAAAACTACAACCAAGTGTTGCCCAACACGGCGGATCAATAAGTTTAAAAGAATGGGATCATGCTAACGGAATTGCAACTATCTTTATGTCAGGTGCTTGTTCTGGATGTGCTATGTCAACACAAACTTTAAAGATGGGTGTTGAACGTACACTTATGCATTACATTCCAGAAGTAAAAGTAGTGCATGGTGAAGAAGATATTAATTCACAAGTAGATCCTTATATGTCTTATGATTATGACTTATGGCAAAAACCACCAAAAGATGAATGAACTATTTAATAATGCGTGTGGACGAATTGCTCAAGCAACTCCTCCAATATGGTTTATGCGTCAAGCAGGAAGATACCATAGTCATTATCAAAAGCTAAAAGAAAAATATACATTCGAACAGTTATGTAAAGAGCCAGAGCTTGCCGCCGAAGTGGCGTGTGGGCCAGTAAAAGAGTTTAATTTAGATGTTGCTATTTTGTTTTCAGATATTTTATTTCCATTAGAGGGTTTAGGTATGGACTTAAGATATAACCCAGGTCCACAATTAGAAGGGAGTACACACGGAGATATAGATGCCGCCATTGAACATATGGAGTTTCAAGCAGACGCATTAAAGATAACAAGAGAAATGTTACCTAACAATGTAAGTTTAATTGGCTTTGTTGGCGGACCGCATACTATTAAACAGTATGGTGATGTTGATCTTCTAACATTAATTCCTTTATTAAAAGCAAATATAGATTTACAATTAAAAGCAGGTGCAGAGAAAGTAATGATCTTTGATAGTGGAGTAGCAACTGTAAACAATTGGTCAGCTTATGTTAAACTCTTAGAGCCATTAGTAAACAAAGACGTAGGATATTATTGCAAAGGACAAGATGTTAATGCAGTTAAACATTACCATTGGGCCGGTGTAGGTATAGATAGTACACAAAATTTACAAACGTTGCTAAATGAAGCGGATAGAGGCTTTGTACAAGGTAATTTTGATGAACAACTATTATTACTGCCGCCAAATAAACTTGTTATGCAACTTAATATGTATTGCGACCAACTACAAGAAGTTAATAGAACAGGTTGGATATGTGGATTAGGGCACGGCATTAATAAGACAACACCAGAATATAACGTACACACTTTTATAGATACAATACGAGAGAGGTTTGCATAATGAATATAACTTCAGCGAATTTATGGTTTAGAGAACTACAACAACAACTATGTGATAAAATCGAAGAGTTAGAAAATGATTCAAGTTTTTATCCTGGAAAAAAAATGATATCACCTAATAAAACAACACGTGAAGGGTGGCATCAAGAACACAGAGTAATGTATGGAAATATATTTGAAAAAGGTACAGTAAACTTTTCATATGTTACAGGAGAATTTAATAAAGAATTTGCAAAAGAAATACCAGGCACAGAAGAAAGCCGTAAGTATAAAGCAACTGGTATATCAGTAGTATTGCATTTTAAAAACCCTATGGTTCCAGCTATGCATTTTAATACAAGAATGATTCAAACTGGAAAAACATGGTACGGAGGAGGCTTTGACGTAACACCTTGTATACAAGATGATGCTTATAAACATTGGTATCATTCTAAATGTAAAGATGTATGTGATTTGTATGATCCAGCATACTACGATAAGTTTTCTAAAGCCTGTGATGAATATTTTTATTTGCCACATAGAAAAGAAACAAGAGGGATTGGTGGACTATTTTTTGAATACAATGATCCTGAACATATGAGCTTTGATTTTATAAAAGATGTAGGCAAACAATTTTTATTAATTATGACTGATACTGTTTTACTAAACTGTAGAAAAGATTATACAAAAGCAGATAAAGAAACCCAGTTAATAAAACGAGGCAGGTATGCTGAATTTAATTTAATGTATGACAGAGGAACTAAATTTGGTTTAAAAACTGGAGGTAATATGGATGCTATATTAATGTCATTACCACCTGAGGTGAAATGGAAGTAATATGAAAGTAGGATGTAGAGGCAGTTCATTATCATTAGCCCAGGCGACGTTAGCCCAAGCAAAGTATGGCAAAGTATGGGAACAAAGTATTATACATACAGAAGGTGACAAAGATCAAAAAACACCTATAGCTGAAATGGGTGGCAAGGCTGTATTTTGTAGCACTATTGAAAAAGAATTACTAGATGGAAAAATTGATGTAGCTATTCATAGCTATAAAGATATGCCAGGTGTTAAAACAGAAGGCTTAACAGTAAATGTTGTATTACCAAGAAATAATTGTAAAGATTATATGATAGGTGACATTACTAGTAAAGCATCTCCAACTGTTGGTACTAGTTCACCAAGACGTAAAGCTCAAATAGAAAATATGTTTGAGTGGGTGCAAACAAAAGATATTAGAGGTAACATTGAAACTAGATTAGCCAAGTTACAAAATGGAGATTATGATGCCATAGTTCTAGCTGGTGCAGGACTAGATTTATTAAATATTGACGTAAACCAAGTAGTAATAAACAATGTACCTGCGGTATGTCAAGGAATTATTGCATTACAAACTAGAACAGACGATACTAAAACAAATGAATTAATTTCACGCATGAATCATTATCCAACATACTTTGATTCACAAGTTGAACGAGCATTGTTAGAAAGGATAAGTGGAGACTGTCATACTGCACTAGCAGGAAATGTACAGAACAATCTACTTATAGCTGAAATGTTTTTAGAAGGTAAACATACAGGCATAGTTAAAATAAGAAAAGGAGTCTATAACAGACCAGAAGATTGGGGCTATGCTATGGCTGATAAATTAATGGAAATATTACAATGACATTACCTAAAGCATTTAATACAAATGTAGTAACAACTACTCCAGCTACTGACCTTATGACTACATCTATGAATCAATTTATAATTGAAACATACTGTCCATTCTTTGATGAGTTTGAATATCTATTTACAGAAACAGAAAAGGGTCTTGACGAAAGCGATCATAAAACTACATTCAAAGGACATCAATGGGATGTATCAAAGCGAATGAAAAAAGACTTTAGCAAAATTGCTAAATGGACAGAAGATAAATGCCGTGAACAAAAAATACCAATTAAAAATTGTAAAGTAAATATGTCCTGGTGTGTTGACTATCATGAAGGTGGATACCAACACTTACATTGTCATGGCCCACAAGAACTTACAGTTGTTATTCACCTTGATGGACAACCACCAATTGAAGAAACGCCACAAGCAACTCATGGTATGCTTTATTCAATAATGCCTTGTCCTGATGGTACGCAAGTACTCAAAAATCATATACCAGAGCCTGGCAAATGTGTTATAATGGATGGTAAAGTATTTCACGGAGTATATCCTGTAACAGGATCAAGACGAACAGTTGTAATTGATATAAACTTTGACTGGCTAGATCCGGAGGAAAAGGTATGATAGATGAATCAATTAAAAATCCTATAGAATGGGTAGACTTTCTTGAGAACAGTAAAGCTGAAAACTTTACTGGAGATAATTTCTACATTACAAATACTAATCAATTTGTTTTAGAAACTGAACACCCTGAATTGCCTATAGGTGTGTTTGCTAATGCTTTCCAAAGGACTGAGTTTCCTGATCGTGTACAATATAGCATTGATCCAAAATCCCAATTAGTTCCAACAAGTTGGGTAGACAAAAAACTAAAACAACATCTAAATTATGGTATTAGCATAACGCCTCATGAAGCATGGGCAATTGAATATAAAGATGGGGGCTATCAAGCAGTACATAATCATACACAACAACCTAGTCTAATTAGTATGATAATATTTTTTGATGCAATAACAGATGAACAAAAAGTACAACCAACAGATGGTTGTACCTATACGCTGATGCCTCATTCTGATGGTAACCAAATATGTTTACATTTTAATCCTTATCCAGGAAAAGTTATTATAATGGATGGAAACGTATTTCATGGAACATACCCTTGTAAAGCACCAAGAAGGTGCTTTGTGGTTAACTTTAAGTTTGAATATATTACAATGGAGCCGACAATTGATTACTCAAAAATTTGATTATAAAACACTTAAAAAGGAGTCAGTAGATGGTAGACGTTTATACTCTTGTCCTGACGGTAATGCTGTAGCTAGTGTTACAACAATCTTAGATAGAACAAAAGATAAAACCCAACTTAACTTATGGCGTAAAAGAGTTGGTGAACAGAAAGCACAAGAAATTGTAACTGAGGCCGCAAGTGTTGGTACACGTATGCACAAGTTTCTAGAAGATTATATAGATACAGGTGATTGGCCAGCCGCTGGATCAAATCCTTTTAGTCAACAAGCTAATGATATGGCTAAAGTAGTAAAAGAAGAAGCACTAACGTTTGTAAGTGAAATATGGGGTAGTGAAGTGTCATTATACCATCCTAAGATATATGCAGGCACTACAGACCTCGTAGGCGTCTTTAAAGGGCAAAATTGCATCATGGACTTTAAGCAATCAAACAAGCCTAAAAAAGAAGAATGGGTTGATGACTATAAAATGCAGTTAGTAGCCTATGCTCTAGCACATAATGAAATTTTCGGAACTACTATTAAAGAAGGCCATATTTTTATGTGTTGTAGAGACCTTACATATCAACAATTTGACATTTATCCTGACACTTTTGCCGATTGGGAAGCTAAATGGTGGGATAGGGTGTACCAGTACTATGACCGTTTCGCATAAATATATAAAACAAGGAGTTGAAACGTGGCAATTGTACAAATTTCTAGGATACAAATTAGACGAGGACAGAAGCTCGTAGGATCTGGAATTCCGCAATTAGCAGGCGGAGAACTAGGTTGGGCAGTAGATACTCGCGAACTTTACATAGGTAATGGTTCTGTATCTGAAGGATCGCCAGCAGTTGGTAATAGTAAAATATTAACACAACACGATAACTTATTCTCTTTTGCTGATCAATATACATACGCAAAAGACGATGCTACAATGCAGACCGGTGTTACACCTACAACGCCTGTTACTAGAACATTACAAGATAGATTAGACGAAGTAGTTAGTGTTAGAAGTTTTGGTGCATTAGGCGATGGCGTAGACCAAACAACACAGCTTCAACAAGCAATTGATCAACTTTATATTAATACTGCTACAAAAGGAAGTACAGCTAGTAGAGTTACTTTAAGAATACCAGCTGGTGAATATACTTTGTCAGCAAGTTTAAAAGTTCCTCCACACGCAACTATTGTTGGTGCTGGTAGTGACAAAGTTGTTATTACACAAACAGCAAATGCTCCAATTATTGAAACTGTTAATAGTGCAAGTACTCCCGGAAGTCCGGCATTAGATGCTACAAGCACAACTTTAAATCAAGCTAGGCATATTGTACTTAAAGGATTAACTTTAAAGCATACTTCAACTCATTGCGGAGTATTATTACAAAGTTGTCGTGAAAGTACTTTTGAAGATTTAATTATTGAAGGTATCTGGACAAGTGGTTCAGCACACCTTGTTGATCAAATTGGAATTAGAATGGCTTGTTTAAGTACGGCTGTTAATACAATTAGAAATACTTTTAGAAATGTACAGGTTACAGGATTTACAAGAGCTGTTGAATCTAAATATGATATAGAAAATAATCTATGGGACAAATGTGTATTTGAAGTATCAGGTTATGGCTTTGTGTTTGGCGACGGTACAGTAATAAACAATGCTGGAATGTTAACAGGACCTATTAATAATTATATTACGAATTGTAAATTCCAAGCTATTGACAGACAAGGCATTTGGATTCACATAGGAAACTTTAATACTAGCTCTCATAATATATTTCATGGTGTAGGTAATGACGGTGGTGTTGAAGCCAATGCAACGTATTCATGTATTAAGTATTCATTTGGAACAGCATTAAGTAACGTTTCAACTAGTGATTATTTTGATAGATCAGCTGAGTTAACATTTAATCAAGCATTAATAAGTGGTACAGTTTATGTTCCAGAAGTTGAAGGTCCAGCAATTTATGATATGGAACATTCTTATAGTATTAATGTTGTACAACAAAATTCATATATTAGAGTATTAAGAGCTCCTGGAGATACAGATAGAACTGTTCGAATCGACTACATTTATAGATCAACAGCCGTTGATGCTGTAAGACAAGGAACACTTGAAATTCTAGTTAACAGATCTTTAGGCACAGCTACATTAACTGATGAACATAGTTATTTGGGTAGTTCATTATATGAAACTAACCTTCAATTTAGAGCTTCTTTAACAGACGAAGATGGTAACACTATAGTTGATACTATAATCGTTGAAATGATAAACACTACAACTAGTGATACAGCGAATTTGTTATTTAAGGTGAACTATAAGTCCTAGTGCTAAAAGAAAATTATGCAACTAAATTAAAAAAATGGTCAAGCCTTAGAGCACGGCTTGAAACAAGTACTAACCCTTTCAACGAAGTAATTAATTTTTACAACAGCAAAAAACGGTGTAAATTAAGCACTAACCCTTGGGACAAAGCAATTTGGCCAGGCCCTTGGGAACTATTACAGAATGATCGCTATTGTGACCTAATGTTAACGCTAGGATCATGTTACACGCTACAGTTAACCGACAGGTTTAAAGATAGTAAGTTTGAGATACATATCAGTATAGACAGAGTGAATGAAGAATTATTATACCCTTTGCACGTTGAGTCTGATGTTTTGTGTTACAACCACAGGTTGGTTACTCAAAAGACCGAGATACCCACACATATTGTACCACAACGAATTTACAGGATGCCACGGTTACAATAAATACAATATCATTCAACTACTAAAACGAATATTATGCAAGGGGAGATTACAGTTTCATGTCAAATGGCGTAGGAATACAGATTCAAAAACGAAATGGTCGATTAGTTCCATTAAACGTTAATAAAATTCATTTTGTAGTAGAAGAAGCCTGTGAGGGATTAGCAAATGTAAGTGCATCACAGATTGAAATGAACGCAAACATTCAATTTTATGATGGCATGAGTACACAAGAAATTCAAGAAATTTTAATTAGGTCAGCAAATGATTTAATTTCCCTAGATATACCAAATTATCAATACGCCGCGGCAAGACTTTTACTATATCCAATCTATAAAGAAGCATTTGGTCATTTCAAACCTATTACATTACAAGAAATGATTGATAAAAATATTGAACGTGGGGTTTACGATCCTAACATACTAGAAAAATATTCTGCTGATGAGATCAAAACACTAGACAAATATATTAAACATCAACGAGATGAAAATTTTACTTACGCAGGACTAAGACAAATTGTTGACAAGTACCTTTGTCAAGACAGAAGTAGTGGAGAAATTTTTGAGTCTCCACAAATGATGTACATGATGATTGCGGCAACATTATTTGCTGAGTATCCAGAAAGAAATCGTTTAGCTTATGTAAGGAGATATTATGATGCGACCTCACTTTTTAAAATCAATATCCCAACGCCAGTCATGGCCGGGGTGCGTACCCCTGTTAGGCAATTTGCTTCGTGTGTTCTTGTTGATAGTGACGATACCCTTGATAGTATTTTCGCTAGTGATATGTCGATTGGTAGATATACTGCACAAAGAGCCGGCATAGGAATTAACGCAGGCAGAATACGAGCAATTAATTCTAAAATAAGAGGAGGCGAAGTTGCACACACGGGCATAATTCCGTTCCTCAAAAAATTCGAGTCGACTGTAAGATGCTGTACTCAAAATGGAGTACGAGGAGGTAGTGCTACAACGCACTTCCCTATTTGGCATTACGAAATTGAAGATATTTTAGTATTAAAAAATAACAAAGGAACTGAGGATAATAGAGTTCGTAAATTAGATTATTCAATTCAAATTAATAAACTAATGTATGAGCGATTATTACAGAATAAAGAAATTACTCTTTTCTCACCACATGATGTTCCAGACTTATATGAAGCATTTTTTACTGACCAAGATTTATTCCAAGAACTTTATGAAAAGTATGAAAGAAAAACATCACTAAGAAAACATAAAATTCCTGCAATGGATCTTTTCACGTCTTTAATCAAAGAACGTGCAGAAACAGGTCGCATTTATATTATGAATGTTGATCATTGTAATACACATAGTTCTTTTACAGATACTGTTTATATGAGTAATTTATGTCAAGAAATTACACTACCTACAAAACCATTACAACATATTGATGATAAAGAAGGTGAAATTGCATTATGTATTCTTTCAGCAATTAATGTTGGCAAAATTAATCAACTAGAAGAACTAGAAAGCCTATGTGATTTAGCTGTTAGATCTTTAGACGAAATTATAGATTATCAACGATATCCTGTAAAAGCGGCTGAATTAAGCACTAAAGCACGTAGATCTTTAGGTGTTGGGTATATTGGCCTAGCACATTATCTAGCAAAGAATCAAGTAAAATATTCCGATAAAAAAGCATTAACAAAAGTACACGAATTAACAGAAGCATTCCAATATTATCTTTTATCTGCATCATGTCACCTTGCGGCTGAAAAGGGTAAATGTGAGTACTTTAGTCGAACCAAATATTCCCAAGGACTATTGCCCATCGATCATTATAAAAAAGATCTTGATGAAATTTGCAATATTACATTAAAATATGATTGGGATTCTTTACGCAAAGATATTAAGGAACATGGCCTACGGCACTCAACATTGTCTGCACAGATGCCATCAGAAAGCAGTTCCATCGTGTCGAATGCAACAAATGGAATCGAACCACCTCGCGGATACTTGTCTGTTAAGAAATCCAAAAAAGGACCTCTTAAGCAGATTGTTCCGCAGTATCAAGCATTAAGAAATCACTATACTTTGTTATGGGATATGCCAAGCAACGAAGGTTACATTAACATTGTTGCTGTAATGCAGAAGTTCTTTGATCAAGCTATTAGTGGTAACTGGAGTTACAATCCAACACACTTTGATAATAACGAAGTGCCAATGAGTACAATGATACAAGATATGCTAATGACATATAAACTAGGATGGAAAACATCATATTATCAAAACACATACGATTTAAAAGTTGATGTAACAGATACTCCAGAAGAAGTAGAAGTAAGATCAGAAAGCACACCTAACTCATTCGAGCCACAAGTAGAATTAGACTCCCCAAAAGATGAAGACCAATGTGAAACTTGCGTAATTTAAAATAATGTAGAGCAATATGAAATGACAATAAAAACAGTTTTTAATAGAGAGAAAGTTGATTTCACAAAACAAAATATGTTTTTTGGAAAAGACCAAAACACACAAAGATATGATGTATTTAGATTTCCAGAGTTTGATAAACTTAATCAAACAATGCTTGGATACTTTTGGCGACCGGAAGAAGTAAGTTTACAAAAAGATCGTTCAGACTATGCAAATTTTAGACCTGAACAAAAGCATATCTTTACTGCTAATCTAAAATACCAAACACTATTGGATAGCGTACAAGGTAGAGGACCAGCGTTAGCTTTCTTACCTTATGTATCATTACCTGAACTTGAAGGTTGTATTGTTACTTGGGACTTTTTTGAAACAATCCATTCACGTTCTTATACACACATTATGAAAAATGTTTATGCAAATCCATCAGAAGTGTTAGATAAAATTTTAGATGACAAGGAAATTTTAAAACGAGCTGTTTCTGTTACTAAACATTATGATAATTTTACTACAGTTGCTGACAAATTTTTTCATAATAAAAAAGGTACAATGCGTGAAGTTAAAAAGAAAATGTTTCTTGCAATGATGAATGTTAATATCTTAGAAGGCTTACGTTTTTATGTATCTTTTGCTTGTACGTTTGCGTTTGGTGAATTAAAAATGATGGAAGGCTCTGCTAAAATTATTTCGTTAATTGCTAGAGACGAAGCAACACATTTAAATCTTACAAGTCATGTCCTTAAACATTGGATGAAGGGCGACGATGATCCTGAAATGAAAAAGATTGCTAAAGAATGTGAAGCCGAAGTTTATGAAATGTGGAAAAGTTGTGTAGAAGAAGAAAAGACTTGGACTAACTATCTATTTAAAGATGGATCTATCATTGGACTAAACGAAAACTTATTACACGCTTACGTTGAATATATTGCTAATAGAAGATTAAAAGCATTAGGGTATGACGCAATATACGATCGACCATTAAATACAAATCCATTACCATGGACACAACATTGGTTATCAAGCTCAGGAATGCAAGTAGCACCACAAGAAACTGAAGTTGAATCGTATATCGTTGGCGGTATCAAACATGATGTTTCTGAAGATGCATTAAAAGGATTTAAACTATGACACAATCAGTAATTTACAGTAAACCACATTGTCCTTATTGTACTAAAGCAAAAGCATTATTAGATAAAACCCAAATTAAATATAAAGAAGTAGTAATTGGAAAAGATATAACAGTAGCAAAACTATTTGAAGAGTTTGAACTAAATGGTATGGCGCAACCGAAATCTGCACCACAAATAATCTTACACGGTAAGTATATAGGAGGCTTTACAGAACTCCAACAATACTTTGAAAACTGTGAACTAGGACGACACGATACATAATGTTAATTGAAAACCCTTACAAAATAAACGACATTGTTACAATTAAACTAAAATCTGGCGAAGAGCTAGTAGGTAGAGTTGAAGCAGATGATGACAAAGCTATTAAAGTTAGCACTCCGTTAACTTTGGTTGCTAGTGATAAAGGTATAGGACTACAGCAATTCTTATTTACTGCTGATATTAATAGTTCTTTTGTTATTAAACACGAAGCTATAACATTAATTGTTCAAACTAGACCAGAATTTGCAGACGCTTATACCAAGCAAACATCAGCAATACAATTACCCAAAAAACCATCACTTATAGTTTAAATAAATACTAGTATGACAATACCAGTACATCGAGATACAGATGCTCGTGTCTGTGGGGCGGCAACTACTGTCGCTGGCAATGTAGATGTTTATGCTAATAATTTGCTAGTATCAGTTGACGGCGATCCTAATACACACGGCGGAGGCGCACTAGCGGCACATTCAAATCAAGTGTTTGCTGATAATATTCTTTCAGTAAATCATACAAATGATACTGCGGCACCAGATGCCTTATGCCCTATTCCACCACATTGTAATCCAGATACAGATCAAGGATCTCCTAACGTATTCACAGGTGATCCAAACGGTGCACCAACGGTGTTTATTCCTCCAGTTACAATAGAAAAGATGGAAACAAGGCTGAAAGTATATATTGCCGAACCATATGATCCTGCAGATTATCCACCACAACTTCCGCCTCCGGCAGAAGTAGATGTAGAAGAACAAGTAGAAGTAGAGTTCATTCCTACACCAGATGAAATTTTAGAAGAAGAGCCACCAATTGAAGGTGCGGCTCTAGAACAACCAGAAGCTAAAACACACGAAGATATATGTCACCCATTTGATGGTGTACTAGACCAATACCTTTTAGAGTCATCACAAGACTTATGGGATGAAACAGGTATGAAGGGAAAATACATTGGTACATATCCCAATGGAGCATACGAGAAACCAAGTAACCCTAAAATTTTAAATATATGGGATGATATAGGATTTAGAGGTAGCAAGGTTTGGGAAACTGACCAAACACCTTGGTGTATGGGATTTGTTAATCATGTTTTAAAGAAAGCTGGTTACAAGTATCTTCAAAGTGCTAGAGCATTTGATATAAGAGATAAGACAGCAAAATATGAAGCAGTTGAAGTTTCATTCGAAGACGCAAAGTGTGGTGATATTGCCTTGTGGAAGTTTTCACACGTGAACTTTATATACACAAACGAAGGCGGGCGTATGTCATTTGTTGGTGGAAACCAAAGTGACAAAGCACGAAACGATAATAATCCATCAGGCGGAGCAGTTACCCATTCATGGAAAGGATCAGCCAAAAGTCCTATGAATCCTAATGGGAAAGAAGGTGGAAAAGGTGCTTATTACTACAATGGTACCAGACATAATACCAATTTAATCAAAGTTTACCGTCCAAAAAAGATTACATAGCTATTTTAGATACTTTAAAGCCACTTTTATTATAACCAATAGTTATAAGTTATAAATTATAGTACATACTAATATTAGGAGAAATAAAATTATGTCAAATCATGATGAAATAGTTGCGGCGTATGACGCTTACTTAAAAGAGTCTGAATCGTTTGAAACTAAAAACGTAAAAGCGGCGGCGGCGAGGGCTCGTAAGGCATTAGGGAATCTAGGCAAGTTATCAAAAGCTAGACGAAAAGAAATCCAAGATCGAAAAAACTCTCTATAAACTAAATAAACAGACTACTTAATGAACATAGTACAATATTGAATTGTGCTATGTTTCTTAGTAGCAATTTAAAATGAAACAAAAGGAAACAAAGAAAGACTATGAGTAACGGAAAAGTAAAATGGTTTAATGGCGTAAAAGGTTACGGATTCATTACACCAGAAGATGGAAGTAAAGATATTTTTGTACATTCATCAGCAGTAAGAGATGCAGGTATGAATGACCTAGTTGAAGGTCAAGCAATAACATTTGAAACTCAAGAAGGTCCTAAAGGACTTACAGCAGTAAATTTAACGTCGGTTTAAATCACTTAAAAACTCATTATACTGATAAATATTTGTAGTAAAATCATTTTACTAACAAGGAAACAAAATACATATGAGTAAAATCACAGGAACACTAAAATGGTTTGACGCTAAAAAGGGCTATGGATTTATAACTCCAGAAGACGGCGGCAAAGATGTTTTTATCCACATATCGGCATTCGAACAAGCTCACATTACAAACATCCGCGATAAAATGCTATTAGAATTTGAACTAGTAGATAATCGTGGACGTGAGATTGCTGGAAATGTCACCCAACCTGACAGCTTCAACAGATAATTAATCGCAATTGATACTACGAAATGGAATTGGTCTTCCTTCTGAATCAAGGATCAATTCGTCGTTGGCTGACCCGCATAGTAATTTCTTACCATTAGTGTTTACGAACATTGTTGGTTTGATTTCATGCCCTTGGTAGTAGCGTTTATTATTTTCTGAAACGAACCCTCGTTTTTTAATCCCTGCCATTTTGCCCTCTTTTTAATTTACTTGAATATAGAAGTAAACTTACTTGCAACTTCAAGTGTTTTATCAGTAGCCTTTTTGGCTACACCTAGTGTCGCATCAGAGGCTTGTTTAGCCATGTCCTTTGTTCCACTACCTAATTCACTTGCTTTATCAACAGTTGTAGTAGTTGCCTTTTTAGCAACATCTTTAACCATTTTTCTTAAATCTTCAAACATAAATCTCCTTATTTCATTTGAACTGTTCCGCCAGCTTCAACTAAAGCAGTTTTACACGCTTCAGCTTTATCTTTGTCTACTTCTTCTAGTACAGCTTTTGGTCCGTCTACACAACCTTCAACAAAGTTTTTGGCTTCTAGTAATCCAAGGTCCATAAACTCTCTGACCTTTTTAAGAACAGCAATTTTCTTATCAGCGGCATATCCTGTTAACATTACCGTTGCTGTATCTTTTTCTTCTACAACTGGTGCTTGTACTTGAGCCGGTTGACTCATTAAAGCATCCAAATCTAGCCCCCATGCCTTTTCTAATTTCTTAGCCAGTTCGCCCGCTTCAACAACATTTAAGTTGCCTAACTGTTTCACTAACGTATCTAATTCACTTGACATTGAGTCCTTTTTAATGTATAGTTATCCACATACACATAAATACAGGTGAAATTAGACAGCTATAGGAGATTTGATATGATTATTGAATTTATGTTGGAGGCTCAAGATGAAGAGCCTGCGAGTATGGTGCAAGGAAAAATTAGGTAAAGTGAAACCATTAGTGCCTTGGATGTTTAAGGCTTATATACTTTGGAGTATAATAGCTGACATTACTCTTTTGGCTGGCATAATTTATCTTGCCGTTTACGGTGTACCTTTCTAATCAGCACTTGACCTTTCTATTATAGTATGTTATAAATAACAATGTAACGCTGAAGCTATGCAAACGCTCTTCAAGACGCGGGTTCGACTCCCGCCACCTCCACCAAATTTGGAGCATCCGCGGAGTATATATTTTCCGCAAGTATACAGTCCGGGGGTGAACTGGGATCGATTGGAAGTTAATAGTATATGTGGAGTTGCCCGTAAGACACGACGGTGCCGAGAGGAATCAGTTCGAAAACTATAAATGCTAACTTAAAAGCATCAGGTAACGTAACCTTCGTTAATTTCGGAGCGAAGTTGCCGACTAATGATCAGGTGTTTGCCCTAGCGGCATAGCTTGAACGGAGTTTGACCTTACTTGGCAACAGGAAAGGTTAGGATAGGGGCTTCGGCCCCTATCTTTTTATGCTAATATGATATGGTATTTTATAATAGTATAAACAAAGCCTAAAAAGAATATACTCATACCTATTTTATGTATGCGTTCATTAGCACTTAACACCATAGGTAGCATTATTAACAACATAATAACTCGCCCAATTACTTTAGCACTTATTATATCACCTTGATTATAAAACACAAAGAAGTTAGCTATTAAGAATAGCTGAAGTACCCAAGCAAGTCCTAGAATTACTTGGTGGTATTTGTAATAATATTCTTTTAGGTTTACGCTTTTCTTGTCGTGGTCATATGGTATAGCAACTTCGCTTATAACGAACATAAGCATTGGTACTGCAAGGAATAGTATGTATGTAAATAAGTTCCAATCGCTGTCTGGAAAAAACGTTACATCTTGGAGGGGTGTTGCAGTCCACCAAAACAGTATCATAGTGAAGACTGTTATAAAGCAGAATGTTGTATGAGGCCAATAAAACGTGACCTTTTCATTGCTGTCTGATTTGTTAATTGCTATTAAACTAGTCATGCTTGTCATTATTCTAACAAACGCAAAACCAAGTATTAGAAACGCAACAGTTGATATATGCCCAAAAACCATCTTTCCCACTCAATGCTAATATTTAGTTAATTATTTTTTTAAGTGATCTTTAGAAATATTATACCAATACACACCACTATCGCGAAGCAATTCGTTAGCAGTACGAAGTTTTTCTAAGCGCCTACATAAAACACCGTGTTGGTATTCTGTAAGTACTTTATTAGTTTCAATCATTTTATCTAAGCGTTTAATCACATCATCGATCGCAGGACACGTGATGTCGGGGACTTTCGGCGCATCTTTCTTGAGCTTACGCCATTCAGCATTTGTAAGAGGCATTGAACCCTCCTTTGGATAACTTCAAGTTGCATTATTATTTAAAACCAGTTACAATCAACTTATGTACTCTTATTATTAAATAATTTGGAGGTTACAATGGATATTAGAACACCCTTAATTTACAATCAGGAAAAATGGAATGACTATGGTGTAGATTCTAAAACAGGTGATATCTACAGCAATCGTTTCGGTCGATGGAAAAAGATGGCATTTGCTGTAAGTGGAAAGTCACCCTATCCACATAGTTATTTTTATTACACCAAGAAGAACATTAAAAAATGTATTGTACAACACATAGCAGTACACGAAACACTTAATCCTAACTTACCAATACCTCCAGGTATTACTAACAAAGAATGGAAACGTACACCTAAGAGCGTAAAGAAAATGTTACGTAATGTATGGCAAGTAAATCATATTGATCATTGTCATACAAATTCTCATCCTAGTAATTTAGAATGGACGACAGCACAACA